CGTCCATATGCCAGATGCGGTCTGCCCTCAGCACGTCGCCCAGCGCGTTGATTGGCCAAATCTCGTCACAGTATGCCGACGCCCCGCCTGCCCGTTTGCAGTGGTCAACGAACGTCTCTGACGATGGCCCCAAGCCAATGATGGCAACATGCTTGCCGTATAGCGCCGCAAAGTCGGCATTGCGTTTGCACCGGGCAACCAGCGTCCGGCCTGGGGTATCCCCCACCGCGCTTGTGTCGCCTTCCTGGTGCCTGATTTCTTCCACATCCCAGCCGCTCGCGTCCAGCAAGTCAGTAAATTGCTCTTCCGTATAGTGCCGATGGTGAAACCGTATGTTTCCACCATGCGGGAAGTGAGTTTCGTTCGGCACGCTCGCAAGCAGGTAGTCCGCCTTCACCGCGCGCAAGAACTTTTCCGGCTTTGCTACGTGTTCGATGCACTCGAAAGCCACCGCATAATCCGCAGCGCCAACATCGGCCATGCGCCAGCCGGTCTGCAAATCGCCCTCATGGTAGCGCGCGGCCTTGTAGTTCGCCGCCGCGTATTCCAGCGCCTCAATATCGCAATCAACGCCAATCACGTCGCGCTTGCCCCGTGCTAGCAGGTCGGCCCCATAGCCAACGCCGCAGCCAAGGTCCAGCACGCTTGCGCCTGCCGGAATGATGCTGTCGGCCCACTGGTAGCGCGCAACGTGGTCCTGTCGTATCCCGTCAATCGACGGTGCAACTTGTCTTTCGCCGGGGCGCATTATGGCCTCCTTGCTGTTTCCGGTACTGGTATGAGCCGGTACAAAAAAGGCGGAGCCGAAACCCCGCCAAGTTTGTACCGGAGTGCATCCCTTGCGGGAGTGCCTTTAGGTGGCTACGGGCGCACGATGCGGACGCGCCAGGATGGCATTCACCGAAACCGGAGTGCCTGCCGTCGCGGTGCTTTTCACATCGGCGCGAAGATAGCGCTTGCTGCCGATGTAGCCGATGCGCTTGCTGACGTTCTCAGTGCTGCCATCGGTACGGGTTGCCGCGGCCAAACCGGCTGCGCTTTCCGTACCAAGCAAATCAGCATCCGCAACCGAAGTCATGGTGCCGGTAACGTCGCCTTCCAACACCGTTACAGTGAAGGTTGCCGCCGTCGCGGTGATAGCGCCATAGTTGATTGCCAACTCCACGCTATCATAGCCGCGAACGTCGATAACGCTGCCGGTGCGGCCCGTGCCGGTCGTTCCCACGGTAATGGGATTGATAACCGCCACAATATCCACGTTATTGTGTAGATCACGATAAGCCATTTAGAGGCTCCTTTCTGCGCTCTTAAGCGCCAAACCGGATGAGTTTGATAGCTTCGAAGTTCACCACGTCGCCGCCTGAACGCTTGACGGTGTAGAAGTGAACATACGGCTTATTGGTGTACGGGTCGCGAAGGACACGAATGCCTGCCCGGTCAACAATCTGATATGCCTCGCGGAAGTCTGCAAAGGCGATAGACAGGCTGTCGGCAGCAATGGCTGGCATATCCTCAAACGGCGCAATCGGATAGCCAGCGAGACGGTCAGGAGTGCCCGCCTGTGTCGATGGCTGCCAGATGTAAGCGCCATTCGAATCCTTCAGCTTCCGCACCTCTTCGACCGTGGTCCGGTTCATGGCCCAAGTTGCGTTCGTCCGATACCGGGCCTTCATGGTGCCGATGGTCGTATAAAACACATCGACGCCAGCGCCAGAACCTGCAAACGCGCCGCTTGATCCAGTGGCGGACTGTTCAATCGTGCCTGGGAGCGTGGTGCCGTCCGCATAGGTCAGGAAACCGCGCCACTTGCCGACGCCGTTGCCGCTAACGGCTGCGGTGTTCTCGGCCCGGCCCATGGCTTCACCGACTTTGTTGGCCAGCCACGTTTCCATGTTGATTTCCGCATCATCCAGCAGCTTTTGCGTCGCTCCTGGGTTTGCGGCCATTTCATGAGCCGGAATGCGCCAAACGCCAAGCTGCGGCGTGTTGGTTTCGGTACGGGCGGCGGTTTCGCCAACCCAAACAGCAGCAGCCTCGTCCAGATCATACATGCCTTCCAGCGCATCGGTGCTGATGTTCTGGATATTGGCATAGGCGCGAATGACCGAAGTCTCAAACTCCTTGGTCACGATGCGGCCCGACATATCGGGATGCACAACGTAGCCGCCGTCCGGGTCGCTGCCGACCGAAAGCGCCTTGGTCTGCACCTGATCCAAAACGCGGTCGTCTTTGCGCAGGTAAGCGTCAAATGCGGATTTATACGCCTTCAGGTCGTCGGCACCGTACTCATGGATATTGGTGCCCTGGGCGCGCGCGTTGCGCTTGGCCCATTTCAACGCCTTGGCGTCGAGATCGACTTCGCCGCCGCTGCCATCGGACACGATCCGGGATGCACGCTTGACCGCCAACACCGCATCATCCGCAACCTTTTGGGCAGCGTTCAAATCGGCGTTGATCTTGGCCATCTTCTCTTCAAGCACGACATCGCGCGCCTTCAGGTTTTCATCATTCGCAGCTTTGAACGCCTCAAAGCCATTGTTGAGTGCTTCGACGGCCTTTTTGGCCTCTAGCATCGTGTTATTATCGTCAGACATGAAATTGCCTTTCCAGTTGCCTGATTGCATCAAAAAAGCCGCCCGTATCAGGCGGCTCGGCTACCGGCTCTGCTTTCACATCGTCCCGATGCTCTGCTAGCCCTTTGAAGCCCTTGGCCGCGATGGCCTTGGCTTCCGTCTGAGAAAAGCCAGCATCCCGCAAGGCCCGCTCAAAATCTCTAATTGTCCTGATCGACTTGACCGCCGTGACCTGCGCGTCTGGCAGCATCGGGAACGTGACAAGCGAAACCTCGAATAGTTCCAACTCATCCAGCGCCCGAATGCGCCCGCCCGCTTCATCGCTGGCTTCTTTCACGCGATAGCCGATTGACATGCTGTCCATTGCGCCAGCCTTCAACAGCGCCGCCGCCTCATCGGCCTGCCGAACGCCTTTGACCAGCCGCCCGCGAACGAATAGCCCGCGGTCATCTTCTGCAACCTGTTCCCAAACGCCAATCGGCTGGCTTTGGTCATGTTGCCAAAGCATCTTGACCTTCCGCCCGCTTTGCAGCGACTTGGCGAACGCGCCCGGCTTCACAACGTCAAGCCCCTGGTCGATAACGTCGAAAACCGAAGCATAGCCTTCAAAGACGCCTTCTGCGTCCGGCTCTGCCTTCAGTTCGAACGCCGCGGATTTGTATTCCATTGATCTACTCCAAAACCGAATGCACCGAAGCGCAACGGCAATTGCTAACTATTACGCCTTCGGCTATCATGAGGCTTGACCTCTCTTGGAGATCGTAGACATGGCCACAAAACTTTTCTCTCCTGATACTGACCACATCATCAAAAACCGCCATTCCCGCGGCGAAAGCGTCAAAAGCATTGCCGAGCATTTCGGATGCTCCCGCAACGCCATCGTGAGCGCTATCGCCCGGTCTGGCGGTCGCCAACGAAACCGAAGCGAGGCGGAAGCCGTCAAATGGGCCAGCATGACGCAAACCGCTAGACAGCATCAGGTCGCCGCGGCCCACGCTGCCGCACGTGGTCGGACTGTTGGCACCCGCGAAAAGAGGCTGCGCGCTAGAGGACACTTCGCCCGCCAAACCCGCGTTGGAATGTACGAGCGCGAAATAATCGAGGAACTGGCCAAGCGCGGCATCGCAGCCGATAATCAATTCCCCTTTGGCGGCTACAATTTCGACATTGCCTTGCGCGGACGAGCCGTCGCCGTGGAAGTCTATGCTTCCCACCCTGGCAAAGACCGGCTTGTTGACCTGAGACAACGCAGCAAAGACATCATCAATTCGGGATGGTCTCAAATCAATGTTCTGGTCAATTATCCCAAACGGGTTTTCATTCTTAGCGACGTATGCGACCAGATTGTCGCCTTTGCTGATCTTATTGGCATGGACAAGCCCATCACCGGTCATTACCGGGTGATTAGGGGTAACGGTAAGATTGCGGCCACCTCTGGTCTCTATTTTGACGACATCGCCCACATATAGCACACGGCTTGCCGCCTCAAATCGGCCTGCAACCGTTGTATCTGGCACGAAGCAATTGATCGTATTCCCTGGGCTCCCTGCCGGGTCGCCTGGGTACATCATCGATTCAGTCTTGCCGAACAACCCCGGCACCATGAAAGGCGCATCCATAGCGACTTGAACGCCGTTCATAGCGCGATGACTGAACTCCGATATTGTCGGCTCCAGGAAATCGCGGGTACGGTGATCTTCCACCGATACCCATTCCTTCACCAATTGCAGCCCTGTGGCCTTGGCGGCATGGTGTGCGCCATAGTTGGCCGCGTTGTGTGTTTCCGTTCGCGCAATGACATGCGCCCGCACCCGTGCAATCCTTGGCGCGCGTTCGCGAATGGCCTTGGCTATCTTGTCCAGGCTGTCGCCGTTCTCTTGCCCGCTGGCAATCATCCGCATTACGTGGTCGCGGGTTGTCTCGTTTATGGCCGTGATGCGCCGCCGTATCATTTCCGCCGCGATAAACTCCGCAGCCAGACGGGCAAAGAACTCGGCAAAGCCCTTTTGATCCAGTGTTAGCGTTGCCGCCTTGCCACGGTCCAGAATGCGCGCGCCGAATGTGGCTATTGCTTGACCAACGACCGCCTGCATGGTCGCAGTCAACCGCGCCTCGCTGCCGTCCGGCAGTTGCGGCAATCCCCGGCCTATTTCGTACTGGTCCGCCATGGCTTGCATTGTGCGGTTGATTTCCGCCGCAATGCGCGCCCGGTTGGCATTTGCCAAGGATGCTATTAACCGTTCCTGCTTTGCCGCCTCTTCTTGTGGCGACGAACCAAGAAGCGGCCTCACTTCAAATCAAGCCCATATGCCAGCGCGTTCAGGTCCGCCTTGGTCAATGCCGGGTCTGGCACTGCCGGGGCGGCTGGCTTGGTCGGCAATACGTCACCATCTGGCAACGGCTCATAACCTTTAATCAATCGGCGCTCGTTTATGGTCAGGTCCATAGACTTGTCTGCCATATCCCAAAGCACGCGCTTCTTTTCCGCAATCGCCGGAACGTGGTCATAGTCCGGCTTGACCTCTAGCCCGCCGAAAGCCTCGCCAAGTGAATTGGTCCAGTTATCCGCCACACGTTCCACTAGCGGGATTACCGTATCCTCCCAGAACGCCAACCGGGCCTCCTGGTAGTTGGAATAGGTGTTATCGCCGGGGATGCCCATAAGCTGGGCAGGGACACCGAACGCCAGCGACACGTCGCGCGCAGCGCTATATTTGGTCTCCAATATCTCCATATCCTTGGGGCTCATGCCCATAGCCTGCCACGACACGCCGCCTTCAAGCAGCATCGGGCGGCCCGCATTCTTTGCGCCCTGATATTGGTCTTCCATCTGGGCTTTTAGCCGGTTGTAGTTGTCATCTGAAAGCGGCGTTTCGGAAACAAGCGCGCCGGATGGTCTGGCGCTATTCTGCAACAGCGCTTGCATAAGGCTCATGCTTTCGTTGTGCTGATCGATCGAATACGCCCCGGCTTCAATCGGGCTCATACCGTACCAGTCGTTGAGCGGGTTAAAGAGCCGGGTGTGATGTAGATCACCCTTGCCCGTTATTGGGTCCGCCACGAAATCGCGATACTTGCCGTTTCCGACGCTGTAGCGAAAGGTCATTTCCCCGCCATTGCTAGGCGGGATGATTTTCATCCGGTCAGGCCGAAGCGTGTAAATTTCCCGCGGCTCATTGCGGACGGTCACGCTCTCCTCGTACTCATTGCCGCTAATCAGCAGAAAGCCAATCTTTGCTTGAATGTATTCAGCCTGCCCCTGTTGCGGGTTTGGCTTCGCTATCAGGTCAATCAATGGGCTTTCGGTAAGTTCTGCCTTCCCTCGCCACACCATCCAACGCACGCTTGAAACCGCCTCGGCCACGCGGTTGATTGCCTGATAGGCGACCACGTTCCGCATGTAGGCTTCTTCTGCGAACGCCTTATAGTCCTTTGGCGACCATACCGGCTGGCCTGGGTTGAGTATGTGCAGCGATGCAACCGCGCTCTCCTTGCGCGATAGCCAGCGGTCCCAGAACGCCATTATAGCGACCTGATCCGCGGCGATGATGGGAACGCCAGAAAGTCGTCGATAGCATCCATTAACGGGTCAACCTGATCATCAAAGCCGGTGCCTAGGCCGTCGAACATCTGCAATTCGCTCCTTAGCGCTGGCGTGTATTCAGCATTCGCAGGCAACATCACTTGCCCGGTTGCTATCCATGGGGCCGCGTCAAGCCCGCGTGTGTATTTGTCCTTGCCGCGTTGGATGCCAATCATCGGCAAGCCCTTACGGCGGAGCGTCTGGATTAGGCCAGTGCCTGAAACTTTATCTTCTACCTTAAACCCATGCGGACGCTTGAAACGGTGCTTTTCCCAGAATGCGACGGCCATCCGCTCCAACTCTGGCGCTTCCCATTTGCCGCGCAATTGGTCCATTAGCGCGATGCGATGCCCGGCACGGCCCCATAGTTGGAACACGCTCCAATCGTTGCGCTCGCCCGTCTTTTGTGCGGTATCCGCATAGATGCAATATTCGCTGCATTCGGGCGGCTCATTGTACCACTCGATCCCGGCCATATCGAACAACGCGCCTTCAATGCTCACGGGCCGCTGCATGTATTGGCTGGCGAACGTGTAAGCGTCTGCCCTCAATATCTCGATTTCCGATAGGGTATGCTTTGCTGGCCATAGCGGGCCATCCGGCAAATCATGCTCTATCGGTATGCCGTGCGTCCAATCAGGCGGGTATTCATGCCCCGCGGTTATCTCTACCGGCAAATCCAGATGATGCCACTTGTCGCCTGATCCGCCGTGCAATAGGTGGCCTGCGAAATCGTCGTTATGGAGCCTCTGCATGATGACGATAATCGGCACTCCATCATGCGCCAACCGGCTGCGGAATGTATTCGTCGCCCTCTGGTTAACCGCTGCCCGTCGCGTCGGTGAAAAGGCATCATCCGGCTTTAGCGGGTCATCAATAACAAGCGCGCCGGTAAACTTGCCCGGTGCCATCAATCCGGCCCTGAATCCGGTAATTGGCCCGCCTGCCGCCTTGGCAAGCAATCCGCCGCCTGCCGTTGTCTTCCATCGGTCTTTCGCTGCCGAATCCGCCGCAATACCGAAACCCGGTGACAGTTCGGCAAATGCCTCACTTTCCACTAGGTCTTTTATCTTGCTGCTGTTCTCGCGTGCCAGATCGTCCGAAAACGTGGCGTGAATAAATCGCGATGCAGGGTTGATTTGAAACCCCTTGGCGATGAAGGCCACAACGGCCAATTCTGTTTTGGTGTATCCTGGCGGAACCGTAATCAACAGCCGGGTTATGTCGCCGGTCAACACCCGATCAAGCGTTTCGCCAATCAGCCGATGGTGCGGCCCTTCGATAAACGCCATCCGCTCCCGGTCATAAAAGAACCACTTCGCGAAGTCTAACAGCGGGCCGGATGGTTTAAGCGTCGTTGCCTTCTTGTGCGCTTCCAATGAGTCCAAGAAGTGCCGGATCGACGCCAAGTCTGGTTGCTTGCTCAATCAGTTCCGTCCGTTCAGCTTGCGCGCTGACCTTTACGTGGATTGGGTTTTCGCTATCGCCCGCGTGTATTGTTCTCTCGGACCAGCCTGC